ATAATTCAAATAGTTTATCAAAAAATCCAGCTTCACCAAACGCCCCACCATGAAATACTGAGATAATTGCATTTGCCTCATCTTGGGTGATTTTCTTAACATAAATTTCAGATAACATTTCATCACCATTATCATAAAATAACTCTTCGTTAGTTCCGAAATACCATTCTATTTCCTCATCATAATCCTCAGCTGTTTTGATAATATCTTTAAACGTTCCAGCATCAATAATACGCCATTCAGACATATCAAATTCATCGGCATAATTTACGTTAGCAGTTAATAACAGTTGTTGGTCATCATCCATTTTCTTTACTGATTCAATGTCTGCTGAGTTTTCACCCATATCCGCTTCCTCTTTTATTTCATCAAGTAATATATCAGCAAGAACACCAACATACTTTTATCTGTTATCTTCACCTTCACCAACTAATACTAAAGGGTTCTCAGATTCAACTGTAACTCCCCATTCTTTAATAACTTCTAATAATTCTTGTTCCATTGTTTTATTTATTTATAATCTTTAGTTTTAATATGTAAACCGCCTTTATACCACCTCTTAATACCGTTTGGGTATATCATAGCTGGCTTATCTCCATCCCTGTGTAATTCACCATTTTGGTACCAATGCTTATAACCATCATAACCAATAACAGCTGGTTTGTCCCCATCCCTGTGTAGTAAGCCATTCTGATACCAATACTTACTTCCATTAGCCGTTATAACAGCTGGCTTATCTCCATCCCTGTGTAATTCACCATTTTGGTACCAAGCTTTACCCCCATCAGTTCTTATTATAGCTGGTTTATCTCCTTCACGGTGTAATTTATCATGCTTATACCATTGCTTGGTTCCATTAGCCGTTATAACAGCTGGTTTGTCCCCATCCCTATGTAATTCACCATGTTTAACCCAAGCTTTACCCCCATCAGTTCTTATTAGAGCTGGCTTATCTCCATCTCGGTGGTGTAACCCATGCTTATACCAAGACTTAGTACCATATTCATCAATGATTGGATTGTCATCCATATCATGATTATGATACTCACCATTGATATCAAAATAGTCAGATTCACCATCAGCATAGGTCATATGATATGTTTTATCATTAACCATCTTTAAACTAATCTATCCAGAGGAATAAACCATCAATTGTTTTACGTTCAACATCAACTGCCTTAATAGTAATGTTAACCTTATCACCTAATCGAACAACTCGACCCGTGTTATAACCTTTTATTTGGTGTTTATCTAATTCAGCAATATATGTATCGCCACCTATTTCAGATATCCTAACCATACATTCTGAACCAACATCTGGCATTTCAACGAACATACCATAATCGGTTATTGAACTTACAACACCTTTATAGACTTTACCAATTTTATCTTCCATATAAATGCACTGCATATACTTGATAGAATCTCTTGAAGCTTTCTGTGCTTTCCTTTCCCTTTCGGACAAGTGTTTACACCTACCTTCAAGTCTTGAAGTGTTTGTTTCAGTCTTGTTCTCTAAATACCTTCCAAGCATTCTATGAACAATCACATCTGGATATCTTCTAATTGGAGATGTGAAATGTGAATAATGTTCAAAACCTAAACCATAATGTCCAATGTCCTCAGCAGTATATACTGCTTTTTGCATTGTTCTTATGACTAAGTTACTAATTATATTTTCCTCAGATGTACCTTTAACATCATCTAATAGTTGATTAAGTGTGTTTGTTATCTCAACTGGATTATTCAACTTAATATCATATTCCAATGGACGGATAAACTCTTTCAAAGCAACTAGCTTCTCCATGTTAGGTTCATCGTGAGCTCTATTAACACAAGCACCTTTACTCTTAAGATATTGTGCAACCCTTCTGTTTGCCAGAAGCATATACTCTTCGATTAACTTATTAGCATCCTTTGAGACCTTGAAGTCAATACCGATTGGTTGACTATCCTCATCCAATCTAAACCTAACCTCACGCTTATCAAATGATATTGAACCACGAGTGAATCGCTTAGCTCTCATCTTCTTAGCTGTTTTATCTAGGTTAAGAACTGCTTGGTGTAACATTCCACTTGATACCATATCCTTCGGTAGATTACCAAGCCCAACATTCTCTAAATTTGGATTTTCAATAATCTCTTGTGCTTCTTCATAGGTAAATCTATGGTTTGAGTGAATCACAGTCCTTCCGAACCACTCATTCAACACATGTCCATTTTGGTCAAGTGTAAAGACTGCGGAGAAACATAACTTATCTTCATGTGGTCTCAATGAACATACACCGTTTGATAATCTCTCTGGAAGCATTGGTACCACCCTATCAACTAGATAGATTGACGTACCTCTTTTATATGCTTCCTTATCCAAAGAAGTGTCTGGCCTTACATAATGTGAGACATCAGCAATGTGAACACCAACTTGCATTTTACCATTCACCCATTCAACACTCAAAGCATCATCAAAATCCTTTGCGGTTTCTGGGTCAATAGTGAATGTTAATACATCGCGCATGTCTCTACGCTTAGCTATTTCATCCTCTGGAATCTCCGTTGATATGATATTAGCTTCTGCTTCAACATATTCATCAAACTTGTATGGTAAATCATACTCATGTAATATGGAATGAATTTCAGCTTCATTCTCACCAGCATTACCTAATACTTCAAGTATTTTACCATTAGGTGATTTAGCATCATCTTTCCAATTGGTAATTTTACCAACAGCTTTTTGACCATCTTCACCACCTTTTAATTTACTAAGTGGTATGAATATATCAATCGGCATTTTATTTGAATCTGGAACTAGGAATGCATATCTATCTGAAACTTGTAAAGTTCCAACAAATTCATCCTTAAATCTTTCCAAGACCTCTATAATTTTACCTTCCATTGGTCTTCCCTTACCTACAATGACTTCAATCATTACTTGGTCAAGGTGTAAAGCTTTGTTAGTATTTTTTTTGTGAATGTAGATGTCTTTTGGTAAGTCATCACTCACAAGGTAAGCTGAACCACTTGCGTTCATACTTAATCTTCCTTCTATTTTATCTCCTATTTTTATCATTAATTTTATTTTTATACACTATAGTATTCTCTATATCTATTAAATGTTTCTAAATCCATATGACTAATTGTATGCGTTGGGATACCTGATATGTTTGATATCCTACGCATAATACTATCTATTGGATTATTTATTTGTCCACGAAGGTCTCTGATACGTTCCTCTTCTCTTCTACGCATTTGTTCTCTACGTTCCTCTTCCCTCTGTCTACTTCGATTCTCATCAATAAATCGTTCAAGGTCAAGATTATTGAGGTTGTTATCTTGACCTCTAGTAAAATTTAGACCATTCAAATCTAATATTTCCTCATCCTCCAATATAATATCATCGTCATCATCGTCATCGATACTTGTATTATCGAATAGAGCACCGTTATAGTCTTTACATATGAAGTTAAACTCTCTATTAGTTATACCATCAATAATTGTATCTTCGGTATATATCTTCACAAGTTCATCATATATGTCACCATCAGCATCTTTAATTATAGAATCAATATAACTTTTTAAATGTTCACCATCGATTAATTTATAAAAGGTAACGTCTTTTTTTGAGCCATCAATATTACGATACATAATTAAATCATAATCATTAATATTGTTATCTGGAAAATAATATAAAGCATTACTTATAGCTTCAACTTTATTATAACATCCAGTGTTTATCAAATAACCATATGCTTTTATAAAAGTTGTAATTTCTTTCCTTTTAAAGATTTCTTTAAGTCCTTTATCGACTAATTTCATTTCATTACTTATTATCTTTAACGTTATTGTACTCGATATAGATGTAATCCTTACGACTATCCATCCATTCAACTGTTTTATTGTAAACATCATCACACACATCTAATGAGCCTAATGAAAATTTGCGTGATGGTTTAACCTCACCCAAATTAGGTTCAACTAATTCTATACCTCTACTTGGATTTTTAATAAAGACTTGTTTACCTCTACGCTTCATCCATACACCATCTCTATCTGGTGGTAAACCAATTTTCCTATCTTTAGGTGGCTCTGGTGGCTCTGGTGGCTCTGGAGCAATATAGCCTTCAATATTAATACCTTTGAATCTATGAATATGTTTATCAAAATTATCTTTATTATTAAGAATATAATCCCGTAACAACCTATTATGCCAAGTACAGTCATGTTTATTACGAGCAATTGATGTATTATTTTTATCAATCATACTAACATGTGAGGATAATAACTCTTTGAATTTATCGAAAATCTCTTTAAACCCTTCAAATTGACCATTCCTCCCATAATCCTCATTAATTTGATATCTCATGTTAATCTCTCCAATCGATATGACGATAGTAGTATTCTCATAAGGATAATTTGAAAAATGTCTAAAATCATCTCTCAAATTAAAAACATTAAACTGAATTCTTTTCTCAATATCAATTAATATGTTAATACATTCATCAAGATTCTTAGGTTCAACATCCCTATACTCCATGTATAGAGTGTAACCAATATCATTGTAATTAACATTGTCCTTCTGAAAAATAGGTTGGGTAGAGTCAATGGCAATGATTTTCTTTTGTTCCATTCCATTCTCATCAACCCCAGCGTCAACTGTTACTGTTTTAATATATGATGGTCCAAATTCTGATGTACAATTACAACTCATACCAATAAACTTTCACCCATTTTTTTATAGTTATCAAGGTCGAAATCTATCTTACCAAACATTGCATCTTTAATCTTAGGTTTATATTGCTCTTGTATAATTGAGTTTTCCAAACCTTGGGAGTAAGGTGCTTCTTCTCCGTTAACAATATAAAACATTAGACATGCATAACGGTCAGCTATTATTTCCTCTTGAATAATATGATTAACAAATTCTTTAAAGTCAGAACTGGATAATTTATTAATATGAAAATCGGAACCGATTTTATTAATTCTCTTATAATGTGCCAATTCATGTAAGGCAACATAATAAAAGAATTCAACTCCGTTTCTAAAACAGTTCGTATTAATATAGATTTTCTCATGCGTTGTAAATCCACCAACACCTAAAACCATAGGAGCTATTAATACATCAACACCTTCATATAAATCTAGCAAGAAATCAATGTTTAAACCATTATCTCCATGCGTATCGAAAAATTCTTTTAATGTTATCATACCACAAATATACAAATTAATTAACTACTATGCAAGAAAAAACCCTCAAAATTTGAGGGTTTATTTGATTTCAACTCTAATGCGTAAGCCATTCTGATACCAATACTTACTTCCATCAGCATATATAACCGCTGGCTTATCTCCATCTCGGTGTAGTAAAGCATTCTGATACCAAGACTTACCCCCATTAGGGTATATCAGAGCTGGTTTATCATCATCTCTGTGTAATTGACCATGCTTATACCAAGACTTCCATTGAAGTATATCAATAATTGGTTCATCTAATTCATGATTATGGTACTCACCATTGATATCAAAATAGTCAGATTGACCATCGGCATAAATCATTTGTATTGGTTTATCAACCATTTCTAGATTTAATACGATTAACAACCTCCATTATAATATCATAACTAGCTGGGTCATCCTCTTTAATTTGATTTAATTCAAGAGACGATAATGGTTTTAGATTCAGTTCTTCGTCAAACTTATTGATAGCAGCACATTCGAAACATATTGAAATATCGTTAGGTTTAGGTGCATCATCGTGGTCAACACCAGTGGCACCATTTACTTCTGATTTACATTCTGGACAAATTCTCATAATTTAACTTTTTAATGCTAATGCAATAGTAACACCAATCAATAACCATAAAGGAAATAACATTATGATAGTTGTTAATATTTCATCTAATTTTTTCATAATAATCAGTCTTCAACAATTGTAACTTCTAGTTTTTCATCATCAAATTCATATGCTGATACAAAATTTAATTCAATGCCAAGACTACCATCTAATCTAACAAAACCTTCATTTTGTTCAAACTCCCTTTTAATACCATATAAGTTATAATTGTATGTACTAGCTACTTTAATAACTTCCATCGCATATTTCTTCATAACTTCATCTATTGGGTCCGCTTCTTTATCGTAATCCCATAGGAAGAAATCAATATTTTCTTGTGCAATTTCTTTTGTGAATTTATTAGTATCGACCTTAAAACAAGCTTGAGCTTCATTTAAATCGTAATCAAATGTATAGTGTTTAATCATATCTAAAAATTTTATTGATATTAGTTTTTATATTTGAAATTTTTCAAAAAGAAAAGCTCACTAACTACATTGAAATAAATCTCACCATTTGGTTCAGTATATTTTAACAGATAACAATCTTCCTTATTTCGAATGAAAAGTTTTTCACCACTTTGACCTATCACATAATAAGTTGGTTCTTCTGGCTCTTCATTAAATCTATCATGGAAATTACCAGTAGGTTTCCATCCTTTTGATAGACTTACACCATCGATATCTTGAATATTATCACCATCGATTTGGATTGCTTCTACTTTTACAAGTGATATACATTCTTTCATATTATTTAACTCTTTTAATGAATCTAAAATTACCTTCACTAATCTCATACACTCCTATGACTTTTAAGTCATAGTAAGTGCATAAGATACCGTCAGGTGATATATAAATAAATTCTGTAGACATATTAAGGTGTTTCACCATGATGTTCACCAAGTACGTGGTTAATCTTGAACTCATCAAGTTTACCCTCAGTAACCATTCTATCACCCCATTCTTGGAATCTTGGAATATGTTCATCTCTGTCATCCCACATCTCAATACTCCTTACATCTGGATATTCTTTTAAAAGTTTCTCCATTCGGTACATCTTGTTCTCACCAGTCTCACCTTTATTGTTATGAAAGTACAAATCGAACTCAAGACCATGTGAGTCAAGAATCTTTTTAACAGCTTCTTCCAAAGGCTTTTTAGCTCTCCTTCCAGTAAGCATAATGTTAAGTACACCTTCGACATTTCTATACTTTTCATAATCCTTTATAACACTTGGAAGTGTTGGATTTTCAAATATATCCATGTCAAGAGACTCAACTTTACTCCACCATCCGATGTGTGGCCATTCTTTTCCAGTCTTCTCCTTGAAGATTGGCTTCCCTTCTTCTGGTAAAGTAGTATCTACTAGCGTACCATCAAAATCCCATATTTTAATCTTTGTGTATTTCATAATCTTATTTTCCATACCAGCAATAAACTGGTCTAATTGCTACAATTGAATAACTATCACCATCTACTTGACCCCAATCCTCAGTGTAAACTCTAAACCCTCTTTTATTATGACCATCATGTGACATATTAATATCCCATTTCCCAAGGGTGGGGAACTTCTCTCCTTCTTCTGACTTCAACCACTTCCATACAATGTCAGTAATTTCGTCTGAACTTAATGGAACTGGAAACTTGTTAGCACCAGATGAATCAGACCAATAAAGAATAAAACCTTTCTTCGGGTCAATCTTCCAAGCGGCAACTGTTTGCTCTTTATCATCATGATATTGACTCATAAGAGCAAGCTTTATAGTTGCAAGTAGTTGTCCTTTACTACTACCGTTTACATTGAAAACTATATTATCCATTACATAAGTCTTCCACCGACTGAGAATTTCTCAAGTCCAAGTTCAACACTATCTCCAAATTGTGAAGGCATAATCATTACCTCACTAGTAACACCCATCATCTTCACTGGTTCTAAATTCATAACAAATGGAAATACCTCTCCACCGAATTCCTCACCATCAAACACTCCACCTAAATTGGTTACACATGTTTGAACAACCTCTGGGTTATCATCATCAAATGATATTGCAAGCTTTAATAACTTATCACTCCCTTCAATTTTTTCAACTTGAACAACTCGACCTAGTTGAATAACTAATTTGTCTGCCATATCGACAAACTCTTTAAATGTAATCTTTGCTTTTTCCATTTCTATTTTTCTTATGTTTTATAATTACATGTAATTTGTTTTCTTAAATGTGATGAATCCAAATTTCTCATCAACACATTTTTCACAAACTTGTGCTTTCCAAGTTTCTGTATCTTTACCACTATCAAAGCCCCAATTAGCCGATAACTCCATGTATTCAAATTTATAATGCATTTCACCATGGTCCTCACGTTTTTCATTATCAATGACAAAACTATCAATTTTACAACTTTCTCCACAAGAATCACAAATTACGTCAGTAACAACGTCAACTTTCCTATTTTGTTTCTCTTTCTTTTCCATATCTATAAAACTAATAAAATCACCGAAGTGATTGCAATTCCTAAAACTATTCCTATTGTGATATCTCTAAGGGATATCTTTGTTTTCTTTTTCTTCTGTTGATTTGGGTTAACAATTAGTGAACCATAAATTCGTTTTCCAGCTGACCCGATTAGTTCCTTTTTAATTGGACCATGAGCATTAATAGCTTGTTTAAGTGCGCCATTAATTCGGTTCATTTCAACTTTCTTCTCTTTTTTTAGTTTCTGAATTGTGTTAACATTATCCTTTTGATAGTCATCAACAGCTTTGAGGATATTTTCAATATTCGTAGTATCACTTGATATCTCGCGAATAATTTTCTGTTCAAGTCTCCCCTTTCTCGTTTTAAATTTGTTAAACATTAATCATATCTATTTGCAAATATACTAATAATTTGGTTATTTACCAAACAATCAGATGGTTATTTTATAACCTTTTTAGGTTTAACTATAAATACATTTTCAATCACCTAAAATGTGATTCCAGAAATTATTGGTTCCCATGAATCCAATGCAATTCTAAAAGCATCACTATTATATACTCTACCGTTTCTATTGGGTTCACTTGTCCCACTATACGACCAATCACCATAAACTAATTCAATATTTGGGGCTTCCATTGGTTGGACTGGTACTATATCTTGAGCAACCATTTGTGCAGCAACTTGTTGCACAAGTGGAAGTACTGAGGTGAATTCTATTTCATTCTGGTATGATTCAATATTAAAGGTTGGTTCCTTATTTGTTATCCAACTTTCAATAATCTCTTCAACATCAACACCATCAATGTCAAAATATAAGTATATTTCCTATACTAAATCAGCATTATAAACCTTATCACCATTTTCTAGAATAGTATTCTTATCAAGGTCTACTACATAGATTAAATCTAGGTATTTATAAATCTGTAATTCCATATACAATTATACGCATATGGAGTGACATTGTAAATATTAAAAATCTAATCGATAGACGGAATTATATGTTTTGAATATTGTGAAATCATCACCTTCCTCAAGAATTTCTTTAACTAAAGATGTCTTAAAACCATCAGTTCCGTTATAATAATAGAATATAAAACATTGGTTAATTGTAGGCTCATTAGTGAAATAACCGATTTTTATACCATTACCGTTTGAGTTTGGAATCTCAGCTTCATCATGGGTTTCCAATTTGCTTAATGTTCCACTATGTTCCACTTTCTTTTTCTAATTGAGTTAAGAACTGCCCACAACTTGCACCTATATCGTTACCTGGTGGTTCATAATATTCAGCTGTATGTCCAGCATTTTCTAAAAATTCAATAAATTGACTAATGTCTAACAATGAGGCTTTTTTAACATCTAAAGCTTCTCTCTCAGAATACATCATAAACTTAATTGTACAACCTTTCCTAACTAGTTTAGATAGTTTATCAATATGATGTAACATACTATCATTAACTCCACGCATAATAGTATAATGAACCTCAATTGGATTGCCAGTCATACTATGGTAAAAATTCAAGGCATCAATTGATGGTTGAATATCTAATCCTGATGGCATCCACTCCTTTCGTTGTACATCGTCAACAAAGTGAAGACTTAAATGTAGTTTCAAATCTAATCCTAAATCCTTAACAAAGTTTGTTAATTTAAAAAATTCAGTCCATTTGGATTTAGGTAGTAATGTTGCTAGACCAAACCTAACATGTTCATATTGACCTTTTAATAAAATCATACTGTCAACTACAGCTCCAGTATTATCCAACGGTTCACCGCAACCCATATATGATATGAGAAGAGTTCGATTATTTAATCCAAGTTCTTCAACAATATAATCAACACCTTCAACAATATTTTCTGGAGATAAGTTATTTAACTTTATCTTCCCAACGTGGTCGGTCAAATGACAAAACTTACAACTCATATTACACATAGTTTGACATGGTACACAGATAATATCTTTACCACTACCATTATCAACATATGAGAATTCAATGATTTGTTTATTTAATTCGAAGATATACTTTATCGTCTTATCAATCTCTGATTTTATAATTTGTTTTAATTCCATTATTATTTTTTTTCTTCTTTTTTGGGTTTAAAGAATATATTCATTTTTCTACCATCCATTTTTGGCATCTTTTCAACTGTAGCGTAATCTTCTAATGCAACGGCCAATTCAAGAAGTAACTTTTCACCTTGTTCTCTAAATCTATTCTCACGACCTTTGAAGAATACGAAAGCTTTAACCTTATGACCTTTCTTTAAAAAATTAATAATGTGATTTGTTTTAAATTTCAAATCATTCTCATCAGTAGTAGGTCTAAATCGCATCTCTTTCATCGGCTTAGACTTCTGAGCTGGTTTCTTCTTATTTTGTTCGTAAAGATATTTAGAATAGTCCATCAACTTAACAACTGGTGGTGCAGCCTTAGCACCAACAAGTACTAAATCTTTACCTTCATTCTCAGCAACTTTTAGTGCTTCGTTAATTCCCATGATTTCTGGTTCACCATTTTCAGAAACAAGTTTAACATCACTACCGTTAATTTCCCTGATGATTTCTCGGTTAATTCTGTGAGGATTTTTCTTAATTTCTCTTTTTTGATTTCTTCTGTGACGTTTAGCCATTTTTTTCTTTTATATGTTTTTTTATTTGTTTCAATACTTCAATTTGTGTATCATGAAGTATCTCTTTAGCTTCTTTTAATGTAACCCATCTCCAACCATCCATTTCTGGCTTACCACCATTCCATTTACGACCAGCTGGTACTGTAGAATTACATCTAAATAGAAAATCATCAGAGTTGACTTCTGGATTTTCATCTTCAAATACGACGAATGGATTTAATCGTTTACGTTTATTTTTATAACCGATAGAATCAAAATCATAATATTTGGTAACTTTAGATAAGTTAACATTAGTCTCTTCCCATGTTTCTCTTTTTGCTGCAATCCAAGGTGTTTCACCTTCATCAAGTTTACCTTTTGGAATACTCCAAAAATCAAAATCATGACCAGTTGGATGTGCTACCAACAACTTACCATTTTTATTAATAAAGAAAATACCAGCTGTTTCAGTCATTATGACATTGGATTAAGTTTAACCTCAAATACAGTTAATGAATCCTCAGTTTTACCATAATGTAACTTCTCTAAGGCTTTAATTTCATTCTTAGCATAGAAGTATGAAGTATGTCTTTTATTATCTCTATCGGACCAAACAATAGTATAACTATTACCAACATTAACATTTGGTGAACCATCCTTTTCATTCACATCACCTTTTAAAACAGATTGGAGTTGTCTTATATTTTCTAAAACACTACCCCAAGCTTGAATTTCAGTATTATGAGTTTGCTCACACAATAAAAAGAAATTATCATGTTTAGGATTATAGGTGATTACTTTAATTTTTACACCATCTTTTTGAAATTTTGATTTTTCAAAATGAACAGTAACACCATTATCAGAATTTAACATATTCTGAATATCTGATTGAATCTTAATGATTCTCTTATCTATAAAAACTTTTGGATTTCCCATATTACAAATATAAGTAAAATATTTTAATTCTCCAAAATTGGTTGAAGAAAATTAATTGCTTTACCATTATTAATCTTTTCTTGATAGATATGAGAAGCCCGTAAATCTGGGTCCATACCAAATGCCTTCATAATGATTTCTGCATCTGTGATTGATGGTAAATCTTCATTCTTTGTGATTGAGATGTGTCTACACTTAAAACCCATTTGTTCCTCAATTGAGTAGACCACCCTATATCCACCTTCAAAGAAACAATTATGTTTCTCGTCAAGTCCTGGTGCCTTGTCTGGATTTTCACTACGATTAATTAAATCTTCAAGACTAAATTCATTTTCCTCAGCAAACTTAATTACTTCCTTGATTTTAGATTCATCTTTATCATTAATTTTTAACATCATATTTAATTTTATAGTTGAATTTTCAAACCCTCGTTAAAAGGTTTGAAAATTAATATTAACCCTTAGTGGGATTTTCATCATCCTTAGTGGGATTTTCATCATCCTTAAATGAGATTGGCATATCTCCACGTCCCCCAGTAACTTCCATTTTAACCTCTACTTCATCAACTTCCCCAGACTTTTTAGAATGTGATTTCTTACCACTCTTTGGGTCTTTGCCCATTAATTTATCAGCTCTTTCAGTCGATTTAGTACTATTAATGTTTTCACCATAGCCATATTCACCGTCACCAACATATGCATAATTCATATGGGTACCATAAGATTTCATAACTTTAAGTACTATAGTTTCAGTAACTACTTCCTCATCATTATCATTATATTCAATTAAATCCACTTCTATAACATCTGGCCCATGAACTTTACTAACTCTACCGATTTCCTTACCATTAATATCAAAACAATAGCCCTCATAATCTTCATTATACTTAGGTCTTGGGTAAAGATTTGCATTCTCAATCAGAAGTGTTTCATTCTGATTAGTGTCAAGTTCGTAAACCTTAAATTTATTTTCAATCTTACTAACATTAAAAATATCTGCAAATTCAAACGGAGATTCGTTATGTATATTAACCTCATTTAATACTTCCTTAACAATATCAACCGTAATAAGTGATAGTGTAGTCATAAAGTTAATACAATCATCTCTCAAATCCTTATTTTCTAGGATATCATCAACAATTTCTTCAACAACTGATGGTGATAAGTCTTTAAATTCTTTCAAATAACGAAGTCTTGAAGGTCTTTGTTTAAGATTATCTTCAATATACAACCTATTTGTTGTCATCAAGAATACTCTTCTGAATTCAGAGTTCATTGCACCATCCATGATTGTCAACATGGCGTTAGATTCACCAAAAATCTTTTCGTATTCATCGATGAAAATAGTAATGTTTTGTGGAATACTATTTAAAAAATATTGTACACCCGCACCGCCAAATGAACTAGTTACAACTATTGTTGGTTGTTCAAGTTTATTAGCTATTTGCTTAGAAGTTACTGTTTTACCAGTACCTTTAACACCATTTAATAACATACCTAAATTACCATCAGTATTCTCATAAGTTTTTAATAACCTACTGATTAGTTTATCTTCCATAGCGTAGATTTTGTAATCAAATACGTATGAATCTGCTACTTTCTCTAAATAAAATTTACCGATATTATCATTAAATTTTACAGTGTAAATAGCATTTTCTAATTCACTATGTTCAATTGATGGATACTCTAAATAGAATTGGCCTCCATGTTGGGCCCAAATTTGATTCTTCTGACTCATATTTTTATTTTTCTTTTTTTATTTATTGCAAATATACTGGGTTTAATTTAATAACCCAAATGATTTTTAAGTTTTTCTTCAACTTTTTCTTCCATACCACAACCCTCATGTGATTCTGGGAATCTACATTCTAATACTTTTTGAGTTGTGTTAATTCTTATAATACCACCATCATCTGAATATGGTGTATCTATATTGAAGTCTATAATGATTCCATCTTCAATAATGGTTTCTTCCATTTTATACACTTCTTCACCGTTCATCATTTCCTCAGTTACCCCATTGATAATAGATACTATAACATTTGGGTCAATATTAGATGGTAGAACCCCCATATCTTTTAACATTTGTTCAGCCTTTTCCCAATCATAAAATGGTCTATCACTAATTTTTGGGTCAAACTTCAATGGGGCACCCAACGCAGCATCATCTAAATAAATCTGACCATAGGCTTTAGGTGATTCGGTCCAAAACTTTTGGGTTGGGTTTGTCTGAACACCAAACAAAGGTATTTGATTATCTGAAAACCATTTTACAGCATCAGTTAGTCCACTACTAAACTTACCTTCTCTAACACCCTTTTCACTTCTCATAGTGAATAGGATTAATTTATACCCTTTATCAGTTAGTTTTCTTAACACTGGTGCAGCACCAATATCCTCACCCACTCTAGGATAATCATGTGTGACACAAGTGCCATCAAAATCAACGCAAATATATTTAAGTTCTTTCATATTATTCAAATGTTGTAAATTCTCCATCGATAAAGTTAATGTGTTGTGCTTTACCGTTCTTATGTATTATAACATGTGATTGTAACCATGAACTTGGTCCATCATTATAACCAACTCTTAGGTGGGTTGATGTACCAACAGCTAATGCACCATCTTTTCTTTGTGGTGAGTGGTAGTGACCTACGATTACTTTAGTGTTCAATTTACGGTACTGTTGGTGTGAACCTCTAGAACCGTTAGCACCGACATCTCCGTGCATACCTACTTCCCATCCAGCAATCTTAAATGAATCACGTCTACCTAATGTATTCCATTTTGGATACTTCTCATTGATTAGCATTGGAATTACACCTCTTGGTTCATATGGGTTTGATTCAACCTCTTCCAACATCATACCCATGAACTTAGCGTATAACTTATAGTTCTTTGGTGTTGGTTGTTTCTTCCAATCTTGATTGATTACCCACCTATCAGCGAAGTCATCATGATTGGCTCTTGCAACAACAACACTCTCATACTTCTTGAACCCATCAAGAACTTCATACATTTCTTCAAGTTCCTTATTCAAATCATTCTTACCATGGTATTCCATAGCATATTGAGTGATTGCGTTCTTCATTGTATGATGTGAAATTGAATAACCATCAAATATATCATGTAGTACTACATGCTTAGGTTTTACTTTACCTAATAAATCATGTGTTGATTCTATAACTTTTGGGTCATGTTGACCACAGTGTAAATCACCTAATACACAAGCTTCAATCTCTTTAACCTTTTTAACTGAGTGTTTACCCTCTAACTTAACTGGGTCAGCGTGACAATGGTATTCAATCCAATTCACCTTATCCTCAATATTCTCAAATTGAATAGGGACTTCTTTACCTTCAAATGATACATCATAATATAGGTCACTAAAGTTACCATCTTCATCTGCGGTTACTTGTCTAATGAAGTACACTTCACCATCTTTAATCTCAATGATACAAAAACCTAGTGTATGGTGAAATTCACCTTTCTTACCTTGTTTTGAATCAGTATAGTTTTTAACAGTACAAGCACCAGTAGTTAGCATTTGTTTTGGTTTCATTGATTCCAATACTGGAATCATTTCCATCTGCATTTTAGGGTGTCCAAAGATACAAGAGTTTTCACCAGAGATACTATACATAGAACTCATTGGATTTGTTGCCGTTGGGACAATCTTGATATCTGACATTATTGAAACATACCTGTGTATGTCGTGTCTAGCTGCATCTAAATATGGAACTACATATCCACTCCATACATCGTACTTCTTATCACTGAAAACAGACGTGGGATTCTTATAACGTCCAGCAATGACGTGTAGGTCTGCTTTAATCTCCTTTGCGTAAGCTTTTATATTACTGAAAAATTTCAAATGGACTGGAGTATCATTTTGTGCCCATGTTATTATGAAGCGTTTTGCTTTTTTATCGAATTTACGTTTCTTTGCTTTCTTTAGTTCTGGTGCTTCACTTTCTTCTCTTTTTGTAAAGCCTAATTCTTTAGCCCAATTTCTTACTGTTCGGTCACCTTTACCAATAAAGGCTGAAAGTAAACTCATCTTATCGTTCCAACTCAAGTTATCATCCCAATATATTTTCTTGAAATATTCCTTGTCTTTTTTGGTTAATTCTTTAAAATCCATTTAATTTATTTTAACAGAAATGTTATACAGCGAATTTACCCAAAAAAAAAGCAGTTGACAAGTAAAAACTCGAAAAACTACCCTTTTTAGTTAAGAAATGTGGTTTTTAATCACAATTTGATGGAATTAAATCATATAGATAATCCCAATCTTGAGTGAATATTGGTGTATCATAATCTATAACCCATTTTTTACGTAAAACTGTTGAACTAGGTTCTATTGTATTAGAACCTTCTAAATCACCTCTACTTGTCGGAAGCTCGACTTCAATCTTTTTAATAATGGCACCACGTTTATACTTAGTGATGTAATCATTCCAGTTAACACCCTTCTGAAACATCATCTCTTGTTTCTCATCGGATGATTTACCCATCAATTCTTTGTGTGAGTATAAAGCATCTGCTGCCATACTAATTGAGTTCCTAGTAGCATCTTGCTGTCTCCAAACAATACAGTTTGCGACCTCTTTAATGTGTGGTATAACATAAACTCTGGAATCAAACTCAACATCAACTAATAAATCACCTTTTAAAAGGTCATTAACTAACACACCACTATCTTCGTATGTGTCGTATTTATGAGCTTTTAATAATGTTAACTTCTTATTAAATGAAGCGGTTGCCCTTGCTGCTGTAAGTGAGCAAATCTTTTGAACCTTACCTTTAAACATAGCTTCTTGGTTCTCACCAAAATCGGTGAAGACCAATGTAATCTCATCTGATTGGGTGTATGCGAATGCTGGGTTGAATTTCTTACACATTTCAACAGCTGCATCATTCATTGCCTCAGAAAAATCTGGGTCAAATGGTTTGTTCATCCCTTTGGTGAACTTTGAGAAACCTCTACCATCAACACGTACAATAGTATATGTCCTTGGTGGAATCATAGTACTATAACAAGCCTCATAGTGTTTCATACGTGAACTTAAATTATTTTTTCCATTTATACCCATAAGCTGTTTTTATTTTATCATTAATACATTCATAAATTTTATTTCTCGCACCTTTTCTCAAATGCAACTCTTTTCAATATCTAAAGCACTATCAAAAGTATTTAATATTTCTCCAGTATCTTTATCAATTGTATGACTCATAATTCAATACTTTTACCAAATTGTTCTTGATAAAGCTCTCTAGCTTCATCCATCGTTTTAGGCTCTTGACTTATAATACGCATTGCTTTATCTAATATTATATAAGCACTTCTAAGTCCAGCTCTATCATCTAAAAAATGACTGTAAAATAACTTACCCTCACATTTACCATTCGCAAATACAATACCCTCATTGATTGTATCCCAAGGAATGTCATTAGAATCTAAATATTCAATAATCTCACCATGTCGGTCATCATTAGAATGTGTATAAACTATAAATTTACAATATGGTTTACACTCTCTAAGTAAATTAATTACCATCTTGAATTCATATCCTTTATCATGGTAATCATATACTGTATTATCATAGTCATAGGCGATAACCAATTGACCGTGTTTAATGTAATCTTTTATTAATCTCTCGATTGCTCGATAATCTCTAAGAAATGGGTCTGTTATAATTTCTTCCATTAATAATTGTTTTGTTTCAAAGCTTCAACGCTTACATTGTTATTTATTGCTATAATCGCTTTAGCGATTTGTCTTGCTGTAGATATTTGTGTCACAATTCTACTACTATCTATTGTGAAAGACCAAATTTTGTGGCTACCTATCTGCACTAATTTTTCTAATGGTAAAGAATTAGAACAGATGAAGTCTTCTAATTTTGAATTATTTATTCGTTCTAAAGCTGGTCCACTTAATACACCGTGGGTTACAATAGCTCTAACTGTCATAGCACCCTTTTCCAATAGCTCATCACATGCTTTAACTAGTGTTCCACCAGTATCACACATATCATCGATGATTATAACGTTTTTATCTTTAACATCACCAATCAAAACCATTTCACCAACTTCATTTGCTTTCGGCCTTGTCTTATCAATCATAACTATTGGAAGGTCAATTGCCCAACGAGTCTTTAATTGGTCGCGGAAATGTTTAACACGTTTTGCTGCACCAGCATCTGGAGCACATAAAACCATTGAATCACCCATCTCAACATATAAGTCATGTAAGCATCGGTCAAATAAATATTTGCCTTCCATGTGTGTTACTGGAATATTGAAAAACCCTTGGATTTGGTCAGCATGTAAATCAAATGTAACCACTTGTGTGGCACCACGATTTTCTAACATCTCAGCTAATACTTTGGCACCAATAGGACCTCTAACTTGGTCCTTTTTATCTTGTCTTGCATATGGAAAATAAGTTATTATTGGTATAATTTCTTTAGCTGCTGCACGCTTGGCTGCATCAATTGCAAAATTTAATTGTAATACTTTATCTGATGTGTTGGGGGTGGAAACAAGATAAACTCGTTTACCCCTTACTGATGTTTCAAAATCGGCACATACTTCACCATCTGAAAATTTTCCAATGTTTATTCTTCCTGTATGTACCTCATGACCGATTTCAATATTACATAACTCTTCTGAGATGTCATGTACTAAATCTTTTCGACCATCAACTGAAAATATAATAGACTGCATAATTATTATTTAATAAATTTATCATTACGATACCAATACTTACTTCCATTAGCCGTTATAACAGCTGGTCCACCATCCCTGTGTGATTTACCATTCTGATACCACATTTTACTCCCAGTAGACAATATCATAGCTGGCTTATCTCCATCACGGTGTAGTAAACCATTCTGATACCAATGCATTTCTCCATTTGGATGAGTCACAGCTGGACCACATTCCATAGTTCCATTGACATGTATAATAGCTGGCTTATCTCCTTCACGGTGTAGTAAGCCATTCTGATACCAAAAATATTCACCATCTGATGAAATAGCAGCTGGCTTATCTCCATCACGATGGCGTAAACCATGCTTATACCAAGACTTAGTACCATATTCGTCAATGATTGGATTGTCATCCATATCATGATTATGGTACTCACCATTGATATCAAACCAATCACTATCACCATCAGCATAAGTCATTTGATATATTTTATCACCAATCATGTTGCAAATATAAGTATAATTTATCTAATAAGCAAGAAACCATCATTAAATAACATTCCAATACCAGCCATTAAATAACTTGAAGGCATTCTACCTTCCACATCTGGTACAGCTTCTTCAATTTCAGTTTTTGTAAATATGATTTCGGTTTCACCTTTTGTAAATCTGAAACACCATTCCATATCTTCACAATCATCATTATCACAAGCCTCACTATCTTCATGATTTGGACAGCTTGTTACCTCGTAACCGTAATACGCATCGAACTCATCGTCCCATAATGATGCATAATCATCTGTGTTTAATACATTTAAACTCATTTCCCTATTAATAAATATTTTTTATCGATTATTTTATTATCACTAAGAGTGTTAATATCTGTAAACCCATCAATTTTAATAGTACCAATGAAACTTTCATTTTCTTTAAATTCTTCAATATTAAAGTTAGAATGTTAAATTAAAACCTCATGCCTTGGCATCCAGTTGTTTATAATTACATCATATCTATTACCTATTTTTTTGGTTTCAATATTATAGTATTCTAAACTTTCAATTAAGGGTAAATTTTCTGGTGCTATAACAATTGTATTAGCCCCACCCCTATTTGTTGACTTGTGAATCTGAGCGGATATCTGATTTAGTTTAGTGATTAACGTTTGATTCCAATCACGTATTGTGAATGGAGTTGTAGTAGCTTTTTTCCACCCATTGTAGTCCCAACGAACTCTCCAAGGTGCAATTTTAAGCATACCTCTGTATTTTTTAAAATCTATAGCATCTTGGTCAACAACATAACGGTTTCTATTTCGTATTAATACGTAATCCATTACCCAGTAATTACACCTTTTTTAGTTTCATTTGTGAAACCATCTACAAATCTAAAGTTAGATGTGGTTTGAGTTTCAAAAATACCATCTGTTTCAAGATAATATGCTGGTTGAAGATGTTTTACGTCTTTATGAACAACTCTCTTTCTAAATGGCCAATTTCCTTTCCATTCTACAACATTCTTTTCTATAATGTCGTCTTCTGAATAAAAAATTTCCTCACTCCAACTTTTTCTAAGTTCAGTTAATTGTACTGGGTGATACTGATACTCCTTGTAGTGACCACGTTTAACTCTAGTAAGTCTATGACCACTAAAGAATAATGAACAGTTGTTAATTTCAATAGTAGGATTAATAATTACATCTGGTTTATAATCATAAGTACCTCTTGATTTTATATAAGAATCGATGCTACACCTTTCTAAAATTAGTGTACCATCAATTACTCTAACAGAATATAACTCTTTAATATCTTCTTTTTTAAATCGCATTATGCTACAGATTTTTTCCAGTTTAATAAACTTTTAAACTCTTCCACTTCTTCCTCTGAAACATCATCATAACCACCACATGTTGCATAATCTGAAAAAGTGTCTATAAATGAATGGTCATATAGGTGACCATTTGGATTATCCTTCAAGAATTCACTAACAACCTTTGTATCTGTTGTTATATCATAATCCTCATCTTCTAAAGGTCCGTGAATGTCAGAATGTTTACCAGCAATCTCACCAAAATGTATAGTTTTATCTAACATAATTTCGATTACTCTCTCAGCATTTTCTAATGGTAAAATAATTTGCTCAATAACACCATCGAAACCTCTACCGCCTTTCCATGACATAGTAAGTAGTACTAAACCACCTTCTTTTTGTCTAATTTCATTTACATTGTTAGTAATTTCATCTAATGAAATAAACTCATCACCAATCTTAATTCCGTCTTTTGTATATTCTATTTTCATTTTTTAGATTTTTTCCAGTTAATATCATAATGTTTTGTCTTATACTTAGCAGCCTCAAACTGCCCAGTATGTAACATGATTTGAAGAGCTGTTGGAAGTTCTCTAAATAGTGTATCCATCTCTTCCTTCTTCTCATCGGACCAACTTGGTTCTTCTGTACTTGTTGGGTCATCTTTCAATGGGTCCACATCAGGTTTACCAAATAAGATGAGTCCAAATTCATCATACATGTGATTTTTTGCTATTTCATTTCCATTATCAATAGCTTGTTTTCTGATATGGTATTGTTCCCAATCAGTGAAACGACACAAAGCAATGTGT